TGCGAAAGCGAAGAGCTTACAGACTGGGGTCAGCACCATTGAGCAGTTCATACAGCGCGGCTATCCTGTAAACATTCAGCCAAGACTCGCGCTGCAGCATGGAATAGATGCGGTCCGTGCATTGATGCCGAGTTGCTACTTTGACACGGCCAATCCACGAGTACTCCAAGGTTTAGACGCACTACGTTCATATCGTCGCGCATACGACGAACATAACAAGGTCTACAGAGACGCGCCGATGCACGATTGGACCTCCCATTGTGCGGATGCGTTTCGGGGCTTTGCACTTGTATCAAAACGTGGTACGCTCCCCGTAATTAGTGTAGAACCTCCCCCGCGTACCTATGGCTTTTCACTGGATGATTTATGGACTACAAAGACCAGCCTGCGGATATAAACTACGATTCGAAAGCCTATTGGGGCAAAGAAATCAGGGCTTCTGAGAAAGCCTTGCATCGTTTTAAGGAACAGGGTAAGAAAACGGTTGAACGCTTTTTAGATAAGCGTACAACGGCTCGCTTTGGAGTGCAGTCGTTGAATCTGTTTCATTCTAACATCGTGACATTGAAGGCCATGATGTTTGGGCAGACTCCACGGGTTGAAGTTGATCGCCGCTACGATGATATGGATGACGACGTTGCGCGGACGGCCACGTTGATCCTTGAGCGGATGCTCAACAATGACATCCAAATGGAAGATGGCAATTCATTTGCAGAATCACTGCGATACGGTTTAGAAGACTTTTTACTTCCAGGGCTTGGCGTCTGCCGAGTACGGTACGATTTCGAGGCCACTGAGTACGAGGATGAATCTGAACCAGGAGAGCTCGAAGATGAATGGACCGACATTGAATACGTCCACTGGAACGACTTCCTTTGGACAGCGGGTTCGCGCACTTGGCGCGACGTGCGTTGGGTGGCTTTCCGGACTTATCTCCGCAAGCACGAAGTTCGTGAGCGGTGGGGAGAGAAAGTTGCCGAAGAAATCAACTACAAAACGACCAAAGAAAGGGACACCATCCTAGATCCAGAAAGCAAGGATCCGGCAGAAGTCGCAGAATTCTGGGAGATTTGGTGCAGTGACAGCATGTCTGTCCACTGGTATAATGAATCTTACTCAACGATGGTGGGCAAAGAAGACGATCCGCTAGGGCTTGATAACTTCTTTCCATGCCCGCAGCCGATGATGGCGAATTTGACGACCAGCAGCCTCATCCCAACGTCTGAGTTCTACTTTGCGCAGGATCTTTATAACGAAATTGACCTTCTCGAGACGCGCATCAGTCTTCTTACTCGTGCGGTCAAAGCCGTTGGCGTGTACGACAAGTCGGCGGACGGCGTAAAGCGGATGATGCAGGAAGGAATAGATAACGACCTCATTCCAGTTGACAACTGGGCGATGTTTGCTGAAAAGGGCGGCATCAAGGGGCAGGTTGATTGGATGCCGATTGAGCCTATCACCGGCGCTATCCAACAGTTGCAGGCTCTCCGCGATAATACGATCCAATTGCTCTACCAGAGCACTGGGTTGAGCGATATTATGCGCGGACAAGGAAGCGCACCGGGAACTTCGGCTACTGAACAGAGTTTGAAGGCCAAATTCGCCAGTACTCGCGTCCAGGCCATGCAAGATATGTTCGCAGGATTCGCCACTGAGTTGCAGAAACTCAAAGCGCAGATTATTGCGAAACATTACTCACCTGAGACGATTGCCAGACAATCTAATATCATGGTGACGCCGGACGCACAGTACGCCGTTCCTGCGATTCAGTTAATTAAGGATCCAGAACAAGCTGTTTGGCGAATAACGGTACGGCCTGAGTCAGTGGCAATGGTGGATTACGCGCAGATGAAGCAGGACCGCATGGAGTACATAAACTCCTTAGCGATGTTCATGCAATCTGCGGCCCCGCTGATTTCTATGGACGAAGGTGTGACGCCGTATCTGCTTGAACTCCTCAAGTGGGGGTTGTCTGGATTTAAGGGCAGTCAACAGATTGAGGGAGTCCTCGATCAGGCTGTGGATGCTGCGAAGCAGAATATCGCGAATAAGTCGCAGAGACCCCCGGAAGTGGATCCAAAAATTCAGGCTGAACAGGCTAAAAGTCAGGCCGACGCGCAGGCGCAAACGCAGAGAATACAGGGCGAAATGGCGAAACAGCAGCAGATGTTCCAACAGGACATGCAGCTTCAGCAGAGTCAGTTCCAGCAGAAGATGCAGGAGATATCAGCTAAACAGCAGGGTGACATGCAGAAGATCTATGCCAAGTTACAGGCGGATATTGAGAAGGAAGCAGTGCAGGCCCGCACAGGAATGGCTCAGAGCATAGTTGAGGGGAACAATGCGTAGAACTTACCATTATGATGAGAAGTTGAAGAAGTTGGTAGAGGGACCGGGGCCGCATCGCGGAGAAGGGAGCGGGGATAATTGGCGTTTTTCTGATCGTGCCTATTCTAGCGAGCCTTTCAAAACTCCTGACGGCACGGTGATCGATTCACGCAAGAAACACCGCGACTATATGAAGCGCACCGGCCTCACGACGATTGATGACTTTACGCAGACTTGGGCCACTGCAGAAAAGAAGCGCGCAGAATATTTCGCTGGTAAAGATCCTACGCGCCGTGAAGACATTGTGCGGACAATTCATAAAAGGAGAACGTAATGGCTGAAAAATCACTTCGTGACGCATTAGAGGCAGCGTATGATGCAGAAGACACCGTTGCCCCCGATGCCCCCTCCACCCCAGAACCGGAAGCAAGGGGACCCACAGAGGACGCCCCGGTCGAAGTACGGGATTCCGCGCCCGCCGAAGTGGCGGAATCCCCCGCTGTAGAGCCGGAACCTGTTAAAGAACCGCGTTTCAAGCAGCCTGAATCTTGGAAGCCCGCTGCTCGCGAACATTGGGGGAAACTGCCGCCTGAAGTACAGGAAGACGTGCATCGCAGAGAAACTGAGATTTCTCAGGCGCTCCAGAATACGGTCGGCGCACGACGGTTCACTGAAGCATTTTCGCAGATGATTCGGCCATACGAGCAGATGCTCAGAGTCGAAAATACGAATCCTATCCAGGCAGCGGATGAGTTGTTCCGCACTTCAGCCGTTCTACGGATGGGCACCGCTGAACAGAAGGCCACATTGGTCGCCAACATTGTGAAGCGGTTTGGGATCGATATTGAAGATCTTGATCGTGCATTAGTCGGCGAAACAATTCCGGATCAGAACGGAAAGTTGCAGCAGCTCATTCAGCAGCAACTCGCCCCAGTCAATCAGTTCATGTCGCAGATTGAACAGATGCGGCAGCAGCGAGCGATGAACTCAACTCAGGAAGTTGACAAAGAGATTGCTGCTTTTTCGTCCAAAGAATTTTATGGAGATCTGCGCGAAACAATGGCAGATTTAATGGATGTAGCTGCGAGACAGAATAAAGAATTGACGCTTCAGCAGGCATATGATCGTGCGCTGGCCCTAAATCCTGAGATTCAAGAGATCATTGCTAAGCGCAAACAGGCAGACATGGCCTCCAAGAAGCGAGCTGCATCTTCTTTGCCGAGTAGGTCTCCCACGGGCGGAGTATCTAGCGACACGACTTCAATTCGCTCTGCTCTCGAGGCAGCGTTTGATACTGTTGCAAATCGCTAAGTATCGTGCTATATTCCAGCCTCGGAACTAGGATGCTCATCCTGACACGGAAGCAGTCCCCAAGTTCGGAGCAATGACGGCATTTCTTCTAACTTAAAGGATTACTTCTCATGGCTTTCGCAAATGTTTCAGACATCGTCGCAACTACGATTGAGTCGCGTTCTAAGCAGATCGCTGACAACGTCACTAAGAACAACGCCCTCCTGAGCCGGCTCGAAATGCGCGGCAAGATCAAGACCGTCTCTGGCGGCTCGAAGATCTTCCAGGAGCTCTCGTTCGCTGAGAACGGCAATGCCGGATGGTACAGTGGTTATGACCTGCTGCCTGTCGCGGCGCAGGACGTCATCTCGGCTGCCGAGTACGAGTTCAAGCAGGCCGCTTGTCCGGTCACCATCTCTGGCCTTGACATGCTGAAGAACAGCGGCAAGGAAGCGTTCATTGATTTGCTTGAGGGCCGCATTTCGGTCGCTGAGGCAACGATGGCGAACCTCGTCTGCGGTGGTCTCTATTCGGACGGAACCGGCGCTGGCGGAAAGCAGCTCACCGGCCTCAACGCTGCGGTGCCTGTCACCCCGGCTGGCACGACTTATGGCGGTATCGTCACGAACACCTTCCCGTTCTGGACGAATGCAGTCGTTGACACGACCGCTGCGAATAACACCGCTGCGCTGATCCAGGGCAATTTCAACCTGCTCTGGTCGAAGCTCGTGCGCGGCATGGACCGCCCCGACCTGATCCTTGTAGATGCAGGCGTCTGGGCTGTTTATCTTGCGTCGCTGCAGACCAACCAGCGGTTCACTGACAGCGGTACGGCCACCTTGGGCTTCCCATCCATCAAGTACATGGATGCGGATGTGGTTCTGGACGGCGGCATCGGCGGGTTCTGCCCGACGAATACGGCGTTTTTCCTGAACACCAAGTACATCCACTACCGTCCGCATTCCCAGCGCAACATGACCTCGCTGTCGCCGAACAAGCGGTATGCGATCAACCAGGATGCTGAAGTACAGATCCTGGCGTGGGCTGGAAACCTGACCTGCTCGGGTCGGCAGTTCCAGGGTCGTTACGACGGCAACGGCTGATCGGTTGGGGCGGGCTTCGGCCCGCCCCTCCCCCTTTCAACGGAGGACAATTCAATGCCCGCTTCGCTTCCTGGTTCTAACGCAGCCGACAACGCAGGCAACCCCAACAAGGGCGCGACTGTGATGCTCGATCCTGTCAGTGGCCCGAAAGGGTCGCTTCTCGATGCTCGCTCGATCACCGGCTGGCAGACGACTGGTGTCGTCGGCGCTAATGGGATGCCGACCTATGGCGCGATGACTGGACCGTCCAGTCTCTCTACTGGTGCTCTCTGCACCGGCATCGGTTTCGGCCTCGCTGTTGGTCCTACGGGACTCACTGGCGTAGTCGGCACCGGCACCGACAGGGACGACACCGGCAACTTCACGTCACAGTGCATCCCCGGTACGTCGCTTCCGTCCAACGTAGCGGCAACTGACGCTCGGTTACTCTACATCGGCGGCGGCTTGTCGAACGCTTCGGGCGTAGCGACTCCGCGTGTCGTGTCGGAAATCTGTGCTGCTGGCGGTGGACGATATCTGCCGAGTGCGGTGGCAGGCTCCTCGCGTGACGGCGGCACCAATCAGGGTTTCGGTATGAAGAACGTGATTGCGCCTTCCGACATCGCGTTCGGCTCGGTCATCGTAACGGGCTTCATCAACCGTAGTTCGCGGCAGAACGACGTGACTGGCGAGGAGGATCAGATCACTCTGCTCACTGCTCGGGCGCAGTTCGGTTCGGCAACGGCAGCGGCTCCGGTCCCGGCAGCTCCGTAAGGCTGCCATGAGCAGCATCTTTCAGGGCTTGCTCAATGCGTCGGGTCGGCTCAAAACTGGAGCCGGCCCGATCGCTTCGTATTTCCGCTCGCTGCCGTTGAACGCAGCAGGCGAAGTCGTGTCGGGCAACGACCCGATCACTTACGTCTGTCAGGGAATCCCCCGTAACGCTGCCAATGAGGTCGTAGGGATCCTTGCCACGCAGCCGACCGACTACGGTCCTGGAGCCCTACCCCTCGGCCCTAGCGGCGAGATAGTCGGTGGCGGCACCGTCCCGGCCATCGCGTTCTACCATCAGGGTATTCCTTATGATGCGGCAGGTCGCTATTGCGGCACGAGCACGCCAGCAGAGACGGTAGTCGCTGCGAACCTGACGATGACGCCGGGGCAGATCAGTCCGTCGAGCGAAGGCTACAGGCTCTCCCCGCTCGTGGGGACGCTCGTGCCTGCGACGTATGGCGGTGGAACTGTAGTCCTCGTGCAGGCGGTGAACGACGATCACATCCGCATCCAGAACACGGGTGGTGTTCAGTTCCCTGGAATTAGTGGCAACCTCACTCTGCAGATCGGCCCCTACACTGGACCAAACCGAATCATCCTCGGTTGGGTCGCTGCGAGCGGCTGGTACGAGTGGAGTGAACCGGGCATCTACAATTACTTCGTTCAGCAGCGTAGTGTCGCTACGACGATTCGATTGTCGGCGTCCCCCGCATGAGTTGGGCGACTCCACAAACCTACCCAAATCCTGCGGCACCGGCTGGAGCGCAATGGACCTTCGCAGTTCGGGCCAAGTTGTTTGAGGCAAATACTCCGGCACTGTTGGAAGTTGCCATGAACAACTGGATGACTCTTTTGGACGACATCGATTTATCTGACTTTGCCATCCTTGACGTACAGTACCAGAGCGGAGCGAAGGAAAAGGCGCTTGTGACTTACGGTTACTTTGTTCGTGTGACTCAAATATAACTAGGAGAATGACGTGTTAGAGATAAGTTTTGAAGAATTGGCTGAGAATGCTGAGAATATCGCATTTGGAGATGACCGTCTCGGTGTGCAGTTCTATATGCGTACCGTGGAAGATAAAGAGCGCACATTGGCTGAAGGCCGTAGATGTTTCAAGGACGTGGAATTTGTCCGCATCATGATTCCTGGTGATCGCAATCCTGCTGTTGATCGCAAGGTGCAGATGACAGGCACTCTTCCTACTGATGACCGACTGCGGTTCGCTAAGCAGTATGCTCGTTTTAAGCAGCGGACAGATAATGAACAGAGACACGAAGGTGTTCCATTGTCTCTTTGGCCGCAGATGCCAGCCGCTCTTGCTGAGGAACTGAAGTACATAAATATCTTTACGGTGGAACAACTCGCGGAGTTGGCAGACACCTATGTCAGCAAGGTGCCGATGGGCCAGAGTTGGAAACAGAAGGCCGCTGAATTCATTGCTTCCCAGAAAGATGCGATGGTTGTCAATAAGCTACAGTTAGAGTTGGCTGAGCGCGATAATCGCATTGATACTCTGGAGAAAGCGGTTGCAGATCAAACAGAAAGACTTGAAGCATTGCTGAGGAAGTCTTCTAAGTGAGACTAGTCGTAATCTCTATGTTGTTCATTGCGGGGTGTTCAGGTTCTCTAGATAGAGAAATTAAATGCTCTGCGACGTGCACTGACTGTGACGCAAAAAGCATTGAACTAAAGTGTGATGGAACGCGCACAGACAAGATAGAAGAAACGGAGAAAGGCTGATGGCTCTTGGCATTTATAATCGCTACAAGCAAGCGGGCGATATCGTCCTTCAAGTAGGGATTGAGGTCGGTCTTCCTAAGGTCGCAGATCCGTTTACGTCTAACGACGCGCAGTATCAGCGATTGATCACTTTGTTGAATACTGCGGGCAATGGATTACTTGAACTCTATCCGTGGACTCGATTGATCAACAATTTTGAGATTCTCACGATTCAGAATCAAGTTAAGTACGTCTTGCCACCTGACTTTGATGCGATGATAGATCAAACGCTGTGGCGGAAAGGTGGTCTTTATCCGGGCTACCCGACCAGTCCTCAAGTATGGCAGTATTTGAGCAACATACTTTCTGGCATCACACTGACAGTCATGTTTCGCGAGCGTAATGGAGAACTGTGGATTTGGCCGAGCGTTGGAGCTGGTATCCCAATTTCATTTGAGTACCGTTCACGCGGTTGGGTTGGTCAAGGCTTAGGGCCGAATTATTCATACCGCGATAATGTGTTGTCCTTTACAGATGTCGTGTTGCATGATCCACATCTCATTGAACGCTATTTGAAACTGCGTTTCTTGGAGGCTCTTGGTTTCGACACACAGGCTGCGAAAGATGACTTCAACATTGCATTAGAAGCACGGACAGCGAAGGATAACGCGGCTCCTACTTTGAACGCGGGCGGAGTTGGCATAGGTATTCGGTGGATCGACGACAAGAACGCTGGTCAGACCAATTTCGGATTCTAAGTGGCGAAACAACTCAAAGTAGGTAGGCGAGACGCAATAACCGGGATGTCGCAGGGCGTCCAGCCGGTTGTTCAAACTGCGTTCTTTCCTGCGCCCACGGGAGGAATTAATCGCACTGATAGTCTTGGTGCGTTGCCCCCGACTGATTGCTATTCCCTGATTAATATGGTAGCGAACGCGCAAGGTGTCGGCGTTCGTGCGGGATTTACTAATCATGTCACGCTAATCGGTAATTCGATTGATACTGAAGTCAGGACCATAGCTGCATTCAATGACGTGACACGCGATAAATCGGTAAATCGTGACCGCTTATTTGCTTTCACCGATCAGGGTATCTACGACGTCACTGTCGCAGGAACTAATCCTACATTGATGACGATTTACGACGCTGTGGGCAGCGCGGTTCCTGTTGCAGGTTCCCCAGGTTGGCTCGTAAAGGGAGGCGATGCGGGTTGGGTTAGAGCAATAAATTTCACGACTGCTGCGTTGACGAACGGCAAGCATTACATGGTCGCTTGTGATCTCATCAATGGTTATCACCTTTATGATCCGGATGGTGGCGGAG